ACTAATACAGACGAAAATCCAGTTCATCGCGCCATAGGTACCGTTGAATGGGGCATGAATCCCGCCAGCAAACTTGTAGACGTTCCCGTTCGTGTCAGTGAAGCTTGAGAGATTCTGCCCGACCGCTGAGAATAGCTGGCTGCGTACGTCTGCAATCAAAGTAGCTCCGGCTGTTACAGCAGTGGTGGAGGCTACGGAGTTAGCCCCTACCGTTGAAATCGCTATGTTTGAGGCTACTGGCGTCCCGTTCGTAGGGATGGAAATCAGGACCCCTGAGCCTGTCCCGGCGTTGTTGGCGAAGGACTGCGTTGTCGAGGTGCTGACCGGGACGCTGACCGGGAATACTCCATTCCCGGTGACGAAGGTGTTGTTTAGGGAGTCCCCAGGGAATAGGGAGAATCCGGTAGGCTCGGCTAGATTCCCGCCTGGTGACGCTCCGGTGAATGTGGCGTCGATCATCATCCAGGCTTGTCCGAATGTTGGGGTGACGTTCAAGGCTACGTTGATGGAGTTCGCCACCGGGATGGTTCCTACTTCCCCGTCGAGGCCATCCGCGAAGCTAGAGATAGGCCCTGCTAGGAAAGTGTTCGCGGATTCCGTCACCCAGCTTCCTGTAAGGGTGCCGGAAGTGGTTACTGGAGAACCGCTGATGCTGAACTGCGGAGGCAGGCCGAGTCCGACGCTCGAAACGCCTCCGCCGACTCCAGCGCAGTTGGTCCCTACGGTTGTGAGAATTCCGCCTGCGCCTGTTTCGACGCAGCGGCTTGGAGTAAGGCCAGTGGCGGTTAGGGAGGATGCCTTTAGAGGGCCAGGGTAGTTTACGCGGTACATATTGATGGCGTCGTACCAAACGGTTCCGGGCGTGGAGTATGGTGTGTATCCCATCCGAATCGACACATACACTGTACCGGCAGGAGCCGTTCCAGTGACTGAAATAGGTGTGCAACTTGTGGAAGTTGTTGTTGCTGCAGGGTCTACGCCGATACCAGTATTGGTTTTATCTAGAAAAACGATGCGCAACGTTCCTGTCAGTACCCCATCCGTTTTTATAATCCCCGAAAGGTAAAAAACATCTCCAGGCTGTGCGGTGACAAAACTAAAGCCAGTTACTTCATTCCCTGCAGGGTCTCCCGGGTAGGCTACTTTTAGGGTATGACTTCCCTCGCAGGGCGCTGCTGTCTCATAGGATGCAGTGACTTGTGAATCAGGGAACCATCCAGGAGGGGGCATTGCACTGCTTCCTCCAAACCCTGCCTGCTCAAAATTCCCGTTGTATACTATTGGAATAGGCCCTTCTGCGTAGGGCGCCTTGACAAAGTCCAGGCCATCTGCGATGGTATCCATCGTCACAGGCGCGCCAGGATCACCAAGGATCACATCAGAATAGGTAACCGGAGAAGGAAAGCCTGCGCCAGAAAGCTGCACATCATATCTTCCATTGGCCGCGTACGCTAACCAGCGTCCGTTCGATTGAGCGGTAAAAGGATTGGACAGTGGGGTTCCGGCGTTGTCAGCAAAAATAGTCGCGAGGCCCCCGCCGTGGATAAAAACCGTAACCATGCATGCCGGATAGCTGGCTTGTACTTTGGTAGTGGATGTTAGACCGGAAGTGACTACAGGTTGCGCGCCAGCCTCGCACCAGCCTTGCACGTTTTGGTTTCCGCGGGCCACGAGCGGCACGCCGAGGAACAATAAAGACAATAGGAATGCTCGTTTCACGCTGCCCATGCCGCCACCCTTTCAAATACTGTGGTCGTGTCCGCGCCGTCGTCCAGCATGAAGAGTTTGCGGGCCTTGAATTCTTCCTCAATGAGCGTACAAATCGGAACAATCTCCGCGCGCGAGGAATCGTCCATGACGAGCAGCCCGCCTACGCGCAGTAAAGGCCACACGTTATGGAAGTCTGCGAGCGCCGCTTCGTGAGAGTGATCGCCGTCCACGAAGATGAGGTCGAACTGTTCCGTACGCGAAAGCGTAGGAATAAGTGCACGGGAATCGCCGATGAGAAACTGGACTTGTTTGCGATACCCCTGGTCGGCGAGCAGCTTATCGATATGCTCATGCGAGCCGCGAGGAGCCCCGCCGTTGCCGCGGCCCCAGGATATCCAGTCGTGCGCGAAGAGGTCGCATAGCACTATGCGAGATAGCCCGGAAGCAGTAAGCAGGACAGAAAAAAGTGAGCCGCCGTCAAACACGCCGATCTCCAGGTAGGATTGCGGGCGGACGAGGCGTGCCGCGAGGTTGAGGGCATCGTACGCCGCAGGGTGCCCGGTGCGGCCAGCGTACCCAAGGGAAGTCATGCGCTCGAGCATGTAGTTCACCGGACGCCTCGCGCGAGCACGTCCGAGAGAGCGTCTACAGCGTTGTCGATGCCCTCGCCGCGGTTGCGGAACATGCGCATAGAGGGATAGAGAGGATGACGTTCGCAGTTAAGCAGGAATTGCCAAGCGGATATCCCGGGGAGCAGGACCCAGACGGGGATGCCCATGGCGCCAGCGAGGTGCGCGACGCCAGTGTCGGTGGTAACTAATAAGTCGAGCGCTGCAAGGACCGCCGCGGTATCCGACCAGTCGTTGATTGTAGGCACACGCACCGAGACTCCAGGAGTAGAAATCGGAGGAAGCTCGTCGTAAACGAGGCTCACCCAGTTGCATCCGGCAGGAGGAGAAGTCCTGAGAATGCGTTCTGTTTGCTCCGGCGTGAGCGAGCGATGCTTGCGAGGAGAGACATTTTCGCCGGACTTCCAGCACAAGCCGATCGTGAGCGCGTCGCCTCGGAGGGTTTGGCGCTGCTGGCTAGCCTTATGGGCGTCGGCGAACATGTACGGGCCAGTCCAGCGATACTCGTGACAAGCCACGCTGAAGTGCAGGCCGAGGTCCAAGATGGAAGTGAACAGATCGTACTCGCGAGGGATGATTTCCACCGCCGCACCATCCGGACCGCCGCCGATGACGCGATCGATGAAAGAGTAATCGCGGACGAGCGGTCCGAATTGCGTCGGGCATTTGAGCGTCACGTGCGCTCCGAGTTGTTTGAGGAGAGGCATCCACCGGAAAAAGAATATATTGTCCCCGTACCCTCCTTCGTCCAGGACTAGGAGGCGCTTGCCGATGAGGGATTCCGAGAGCCCTGACCATTCCGGGAGGACCGAATGAAGCCAGGAGAAGTTCGCGCAGTACCGCACGTAGTCCGGCCAGGCTTCAAGCCACCGTCCGAAGCGTAGAAGCGCAGCGGAGTAGAGTACGCCAGCGTAAGGGTCTCCGGGGTCGAGGGAGTTCGCTTCCGCTGCGAGCGGGAGCGCTTCTGCGAACCGTCCATGAGTTTCAAGAATGACGGCGGCGTTCATTAGCGTGGAGACGTTGCGATTCTTGGAGAGCGCTAGGGAAGAGAGATCCGCCGCGCGGGAGACATCGCCGAGGACGTAATGCGCAGAAGCGAGGTTGGATAGCTCTAGCCAGTCGGAGGGCAGCGCGTTACGATGGCGATCCAGAGCTAAGCGTGCGTCCCGCACGTTCATCATTTTTTGCTCGTCGCCGAGGAGAGTGATGTACGGCGGCGCAGGGATGTCGTGTTCGTGGAGGAGAGTGGAGCGCGTGTGCGGCGTGGCGGTGGAGGTCATAGTTGTACCCCAGGTCCGGCGAACCCGCTGATTGTATTGTAATAACCAAGCCTAGATGCATCCAATCCTTTGCGCTGAATTATCCAGTTCAAAACGAACTCGCGGTCCTGCTTGCGATAGAGAACCTTATGCTCAATGAAATCCTTCTGCGACTTGCCAATCAGGAAGCGGAAGTCCGGCCCACTAGAACGGGGCGCGATGTCCTTGTTGGCTTCCGCCCATTCGTAAGCGAACTCGCGCGCTTTTGCAAGGATGAGATCCTCGTCAAGAGGCTGCGGGATGGTGTCCGTTGGCGCGATGAGATCGAGGCCGTTGCGCACGCCGTAGCATTGGTAAGTAAACGGAGCGACTGGCTGTCCCCACAGTTCGAATAGAGGATAGCCAAGAGTCGCCGAGCCGGGACGCGTGTCGCGCTGGAAGGGCACCACGCGCGTCGGGAATTGGTACCAAGAGCGCTGCGGGTCCATGGCATCTACCTGCGCTCGCGTGGTCGTTAGATCGAGATCGATGAACATTTGAGGATTGCGGACGCTGATCCAGGCGCGATGGTCTTTGTATGGCGCAGCGTAGTAAAGCTGGTAGACCTGATAGACGGCGGCGGCGTTCGTGAGATCCGCAAACGGTCGTTCGATAATTGCGATTCCGTTGGATGAAAAGGAGGGATCGATGGAGATGATGGAGTAAATTCCGCCTACGCCCACACGGAACTGGCGTTGCGTCAGGAGCGAGTAAGGCTGCGCAGCAGCATCCGCTGCGAGCGCCGCACGCGCCGTAGCGTCGAAGGTGATCGTCGCTGAACCTTGAACGACTGCGCAGGCTCCAGCAGTTTCAAGCGGAGGCGTTATCCAAGAGGATTCAAAAAGGTTAAAGGACCAGAGGTTGGCTTCACGGACCGCGCGCCAGGCACGATTTACCAGAGTAGACGCAAATGTGATTGACAGCTTGGGAACGCAGCCGCGGATTTCTGCAGTCATATTGACGAAGGCCATTAAAGCCTCCCCTTGGACTGCGTTTTGAGTTTTAGTTTAAGAGATTTCAGAGCCCGCTTGGACTTGGCGCCGGAGAAGGTTATCGTGCGGGGGTACGCGGACGGCGCACGAGGCGCCTTGGAGGATACAGGCGATGCGGGAATGAGCTTGCTGTAGGCCACACGCGAATTCTTCCCCTAAAGGGCGCGGCCGCCGCGCTTGCCGGAAGTTTTGATCCGGCGCTTCGGACGCGCGGAATGCGAGTGCACCAGCGGAGTGCGACCGGACTGGCGCGGGCCATGCGGCTGCGGAGGCTCTTTTTCATGACCCATGTAAGCTGCGATACCCTTGCGTGCCATTGGAAGGCTCCTTAGACGCAACGCGCCTTGAGACGAAATTTAAGACCTGAGAGATCGCTGGCTGCGACGATCTGCGTGCCGAGAACCTGGCTCTGGCCGTAGAGAGAAGCGGTGACGAGCGCCCAGTATTGAATGGCGATGGAAGGGACGGCGTTCCCGCTCCCGCCTAGATTCAGGACTGGGTAAGCGATTACCTTGCCGGTGGTATCTACCACTGGATCCATGGCTTCGAATCCGCCCATGCCGATGTCGGCGGCGTTCACCACATCGCCGCCCGTGGTCGGCGTAGCGAACTGCGTGTAGCTCGACGGGCCGGTATGGTCGAACAGGACCTCATACTTCGAGCCGATGGGCATTACGTAGCCGGGAAGGATGGTGTTGGCCATTGATAATCCTAAACTAAATTTTTACAACCTTTACGTACAGGTTATAAGGATACGAAGTTGCCCCTGCATTATATTCCGTAAAAAGCTGAATGGAATTACCAGACAAAGAGTGTACCAGCCACGTCATTTCATTTGTGGGGTTCTCTGTAGCACTATAACCAACGGAACCGCTAATACGATCATGAAGTATGCCCGCACCGCTTCCATCCGTATACCCAACATCCACAAGAATACTAGAACCAGAGTTGGGATCTTGATTGGGAGAATTCCAACAAACAGTAACCAAAAAATCCCCCTCAACTATGGGCGTGTAGACCGTCATGGTCGAGACGTTGGAGGTTTGCCCAAGTGTTGTATAGTGTGCCACCTCCACAACCGCCATCAGCGCGGTCTGAGGTTTGACTCCGAGGCTCGCTACAGCAAACAATCCGGCAATCAGAAGTATCTTATTTATTAATTTCTCCATCAAATCCTTCCCATAAAGTTGCCGCGAGTGAGCATCACCGTGGAAATAACAGCAGAAGTGGGAATCCCACAAGATACTCCCAACAAAGCAGCGAACAAAAACGTAGACGTAGGAGTTACGCCTACGTCAGCAGTCGAGGCAGTTGTAGCGGAAACTTTCGCCGTCACTGCGTTCCCATCCGCAATCGCCGTCAAGGAAGCAGAGTCGAACAAGATAGAAGCCGCGCCGGCGACTTGAATCCAGCCGTAGTATGCGGTCGTAAGTGCGTTGATGTAAATGCCCGCGATGTGCGTAGGAACGGCAGTCGAGGGATCAGCGTCCCCGTAGACGGTATAGGCTGAACCAATGTCAGCGGTCTTGAAGAACGAGATGCCCCCGCGAGCCGCCGCGCGCGTGGTGGTCTTGTGCTGCACGTACATGTACACGCCGCCGTAGAGCGTGCCGATGGCGGTGTCCGAGAGCGCCAGCGCAGTCGCGTCGTCCAGCACGATGCGGTCGCCGGGGAGCGTTTGCGATGCCTGCACGGCAGGCGCGCCGGACGGGACAGATACGATTGCGCCGCCAGCGACGGAGTCGTTCACGTCGTTCAGGAATTTTGCGGTGAGGAAATCCGCCTGTTTTGTGAGCATGCCACCGGCCATATTAGTTCTCCTTTTCGGCTAGAAGCCGGCTCCAATTATTTGAGAGTTGTCACGCGGCGAAGTGGTGTACGCATTGAGAGCCGCTTTCAAGAACATCACAATGAGATCCGCATTCGTTTGCGAGCGGATCGGCGGCGTGAAATTGAAATTGTACTCCGGGTCAGCAGACGGGCGAAGCTTCCAACCCTTGGCGCGCAGCCAGAAGAACGGCTCGCCGGGCTTGCAGGAGGTCGAGGACGGGAAGTTCGAGATCGCGGACTGCGCGGCGGTCAGAGACGGTGAGGTGAAGGTGGACGGTTTGATGGAGGTCGTTTGAGATAAGCCGGACGGTAGAATGGTTCCGTACTTGGTAGACGGAGCCAGCTTGTCCTCGAAGATCATGGCGTCCAGGAGCTTGAGACCGGACATACCGATCGACACGTCTGTCTGCATTTCAAAACGCTGTTTTGGTTCCTGGCGCTCGAGGAGATAAGCGTAGAGCGCTTTGTTGCAGAGTCCAATGTCCGGGCGCTGCACACAGTTGAGATAAGCTTCGACGAGAACTTTGTAGGTGATTTGCCCGGTGTTGCCGGACTGGTCGCCACACCAGATGGGGATGGCGTTCAGGACATTGCCAACGACAGCGTTGCGAAGCTGCCCACCATAGGTGGTGAACACATTCCCGTCCCAGGAAGGATTGACGCCGTCGTTCAGGGCTTCCGACATCCCGTTCAAAAAGATCAGACGGTTAGAGCCGGAGATGGACTGCCCGTGGCGATAGAAATCGATGGCGATGTCGGTGTTGAGCGCCTGGACAGCGTTGGTCATGTAGGCGTCTACTTCTTTGATCTTGACCGCCGGGCCGGAACCTTGGATTACGTTCGTCCGGAAGAGGTTCAGAGGGACCTGCTCGATGTACTCCTTGGGGACGAACGCGGTGGAAGCGATGATCTGCTTTTGCGTTACCGTGATGTCCGAACCTGGAGCAATCGCTCCGCCGTTCACGCGGTCGTACTGGAAAGGAGTCTGCATCAGCGTGCCGCCGAGGAATTCGTCGAGCGCACCGCTCACGCGCAATTTCCTTAGCCACGCGCTATCGACGAAGAAGCAGTCGTACAAAATGTCGTCGCGAAGTTCCGCGAGCGTCGTAGAACTGAGCTGGTCGAAAGTAGGGTCCACGCACAGTTCCATCGGACCTTGATAGAGATACGAGTCGCGCTCGACGACCGCCATCGACTCCATATCAATGACGACGCGAGTGCTGATTACCCGCACTGGATAGTTGGATTGGTTATTCACTGGTCATCTCCTCTAGTGCGTCTGCTGCATCTTCAGCGCGTTGGCCGTCGCGCGCCGCACACGGTCGCTCGAGCCGCCCTCGCCGTCGAGTCCGGTTTCCCAAGGAGCCTTCTCGCGGTTGGCCGCCGGGCGTGGGGTCAGGAAGTTGGTGGACGGGTGCAGCGGACGCAGGTCCGGGTTGCCGTACTTGGAAGCGAACTCCGCGGAGACTGTTTCGGTGATTTGTTTACGAAGTTCCGCTTCGTGCGCGTCCGCGATGCGCTTGGTTTGTGCCGCGCGGGCTTCGTCCACCTTGAAAGTTTCCAGCCAGTACTGCTCGACGGACTTGTTCGCTTTGACAGCGGCGGAACGCAGCTCACGCACTTTGAGAGGTTGCGTGGGGAAGAGTTGCATGTGCTCCAGCACGATGTCCTGGAGGACGGCGAGTCCGTCTCCGGCGCGTTCGGTCAGGGAGGCGATGTTATCGGTGGTTACGAACTTTGAAGTGTCGATGGGTTGTGCCTCCTTGGATTTGTCAGGGACAGGAGGCGCATCGAAGTTGTATCCGAGGTCCTTGGCCACGTCGAGCATCCCGCGCTCGTGCGCCACGCGCAGAGCCGCTTCGGCTTTCGCCGCACGCGCGGATTCGGCGACCATCTTGGATTCCACGGACTTGAACTCTTCATCGTGCTTTTTGAACCAGGTGTCCACTTCCTCGTGGTACTTGTTGGCTCCGGCCTTGGCGGCCTTGGCTTCGCTATCGAGCCGCACGACAGCTTCTTCCATGCGCTCGTAGGCCCGGCGCGCAATAGCAGTATCGAGAATCTTGATTTCTTCCTCGGAAGCTCCTTGCGACTTTAGATATTCAGCGTACGTTGCCATCATTCACTCCTTAACCGCCGCTTGGGGGCGCCATCGGCTCGCCCGGTGTCTGGTGCTGCATCATGGCTGCGAGCATCTCGCGCATGAGATCGTTGATCTTCGCGACTGTCGGAGCCGCGCTCGGATACGCCTTGGCCAGCCCGCGAAGCTTCTGCACGATTTCGATCACGTCCTGAGTGCCTTGCTGCATCTGAGGAGAAGGCTGCGGAGGGGCAGGAGACGCGGCCGCCGGAGCAGTGGGAGTCTGCGGCGGAGTGTTCGAGTCCGGTCCCGGAGGGGGTGTGAGCGCGTTGGATGGGGAAGCCATGCATTGAGGACTTAAACTTTCTTGTGCGCTTCCTTGGCGGCTTTCTTGAATCCGCCAGTTTGTAGATGTTCGCCGCGCATGTCGCCAGCGAGAGTGAGCTTCCTGCGTGAGCCGCCGAGCTTCGCAAGGTTGCCTACAAACCCGCCGCGCTTAGATTTCTTTCCGTAACCTGCCATCTGGGGCCTCCTTGGAAATTGAGTGTGGTGGGGACGGTCTTGCCCAGCCCGCCCCCGCCTGGTTGACCCTGCTCGGGGAATCCTTCGGGGGAAGGACTCGTTTCCGGACGGGGACGCGGCTACTTTTTGCCGTGCCGCTTGCCGCGCTTGCGGGAAGCTACGAAACGATCGTTGCTGTTCATAGGAGCCTCCTTTCCTTGATAGTGTAAGAGTGAACGTAAAAACAAAAAGCCCGCGACAACAGCACTTGGAGGTCGGACATCCTCACAAGCGATGCGTCGCGGGCCGTCTGGCTGAATCTCCTGCCGGAGAAATTGAGCAGGAGAATCTCATTCACGGAACCCTGACGATAGTGAGTGGAACAGAGTTAGCGAGAGGCTGTCAAGGATAAAATTAAGGAGTGTCTACTTTGTGCTCTTCTCGGAAACGGATGGAGCACAGCGCTCCTTGAGAAACATCAAGCATGAGCGTGCCTGTGAGACGCGATTCGTGTAGTTCCTGCATTACGTGCTCGAACTGGTGAGGCTGAAAGATGCGCTCGCGCACGATGTGATTGTTCTCTTTTTCTGGAGTGACGGTGGTGGTGCTCACTTGGACTCCGTAATTGTAGAACGCGCGCCGTTGTCCTTTGATTTCAGCGCAGGTGCCGCTTGCCCCGTCGGAGGCCGTCCTTCTTGTGGCTGCTGTCCTGGCTTTGGCAAGCCTCCTCCAGCGCTATCTCCAGCGCCGCCGCCCAGCGCTGCTTTTATCTCCATCATGCGCGCAGCGAATTCCAAATCCATTTCCTGTTCCGCTTTCCATCTCTCTAAGATGGTATTGCCAGGGATGCGCCCGTAGCTGGGAAGATTCCATGACTCAGCGATAGTTTGCGAGTCGATCTTGACTCCCGCCTTCTTTAGCTGCACCAGTCCTAGCTTCATCTGCATCTGGCTCATCTCATGGAGAGAGTTCGGCATGATGAAGAATCGCAAGTTGTCCGCAAACACACGCGCGCGCTGAATAGCGTTCGCGGCGGAAGGTGAATCCACCGCCTCGCCGGGCATGTGCGAGGGGATGAGCTTCGCAGGGTCGTAGTCGAATACTTCCGGAGTCACGCCGTCCGGACCCACGATCTGCATGATGCGCGGAGTGGTGTAGTACTGCAGGATGAGGTATTTCACCATCACGCCGAGGTCGCGCATGGGAGGTTCCATCGAACGCGAAAGGTCCTCGATGATCGGCCCAAGCGCTTCGAGCACTTTTTCCATCTCGTCCATAGAGCCGGACATGCGGGATTTTACCAAGGCCATGGCGTCGCGCACGCCGAGTTGATTATCGAGCGCCCCTTCTAGGTAGGTAATCATGGCCATGGATTCCGGAGTTACCTTGGTGAGATATTCCGGGAGCGCGGGTTGCGCCGGAGGGCCTTCGGAACCCTGGCCGTCGTAACCCATGCGGCCATCCGGCTGCCAGGGGTCGAAAGCACGCATCTCGTTCATGGAGACCGCGTTAGTATCGAAGGCCATGGAAGGTTTGAGTTGCTGCTTTATTTTGTCCATGTTGCCGCGAGCGATTGTTTTGATGGCGTCGTTTAGCTCATAGCCTTCGTGCGCGAGCGAGAATCCGAGTGGCTCCCAGGGCCACTCGTCAAGGCAGAAGCTGACGCCAGGGAACATGCCGTGCCAGTCGAAGCCCGGGCCATCGTACGGGATGCAGTTATCACTAGAAATAAGCAAACGACGGTAGGGGTACAATCTGGCGTCATTCTCGTCCGCTTTGCGGTAGCGCATTTGATTCGTAGAAGGATCTATTCCAGTGGCGATATCCATGCCTACGGATGGAACATCGTAAGCCCAGGAGGATCCGGGTTCGCCCATGGGGATTTTATATCCCGTGCGATTGATGGTGAGGTCAATTACGTAGGATTTCCGGATGGGGACGAGCAGGTCAGCGAGCGCGGTAGAGCCGGAACGAGGAGTCTTGCCGAAGATGCGCTGGAGGACGTTGCCGCGCGAAGACTGCCGGATGCCGTCGGAGGAGTACCAGTAGCGCGAAGCAGTCGGGCGCAGGAGATGCTGGTAGGACGGGAACATCCCGTGCGCCATCGCCACAGGATACTCGTCGAGAATATGAACGATGTAAGCCGCCTGCCAGTCCCCGCTGGAAGGGAGTTGATTGGGGACTACGCAGGGGGCGCCATACGTAAGTAACTTTATATCTCCCCTGCCCGTGCCGAACATGTCGCGGCGATAGATAGGATGAATCCAGCCACGGCGCGAACAGGCGGCGTACTGGAGGGCTTCTTTGACCGAGCGGTCCGCAAAGGCTTCGAGATACCAAGCGCGCGTCACGCGGTTCATCATCTCCGCTTGCTTTTCGTAGGAGGTGTTGTCGGAGTGATAGCCCCACATGGGACGGAGCTTGGCGAGGGCGCCGATCACCTCGCGCATGTTGCGCTTGAGGCGGTTGGGATTTACTTTGGAGCGATAGTCGGCAGCAGGCGCTCCGGCGGTGTCCAGGCCGGAGATTACGTCGAGCGCGCGGCGGAAGTCGCCCGAGCCGCGCTGCGATTTGAGCCAGGACTGGCCTTCTTCGACGGACTCGTTGAGGAATCCTAAGCGACGCGACTCGGGAGCCGCGGCGGGCAAACATTGCCATTCTTTATATTCTGTCTCTTCGGCCATCAGCTTTTCACGGTGTGCTTCTCGGGATTGAAAGACTCTTCGCCCGCCGGACGGTCCCCGATGTCGTTATGCCTGGCCCACAGGAACGATTCGCGCTCCAAGAAACGCTGCGCGTAGAGCTTCTTCTTGCGGTCGTCCGAGAGCTGGAGATAGAGGCGGAGGAATTCCTTGTTCCACTCGTCGGTTTCCGAGGACGCAATCCGCTGATAGATGCGGTCGCGCAGCTCCTTGCGTTTCGTTTCTAGAAGTTCCATATCCCGCTGTCCCTCGCGCTGCGCGGCTTCGTATTCCTGATGCTGGAGGATGCGCTCTAGTTTATCCACCGCTGCGAGCGTGTCCGCGTATTCGAGGCGATAGCCGGCTGGAGTGGGACAGGAGCAGCGGTCGGAGCCTGAGCCTCCGGTGTAGGGCGCGAGGAGGATGTAGCCGGGAGGGTGAGCGGGATCGGTTCCGTTAATAAAAAACCATACTGGTTCTATCGTTCCCGGCTTTCTCATCTGCTCAAGCGCTCCAGCCTGCCATCACCGTAAATTATATCTTCCAGCGTTGCAATGTTTTTCTGTGACATGTCGCTGGCGGAGATAACGTTCCCGCGATACGGGGAGAGATCGATAGGAGGCAGAGCGGTCTGTTCCACAAAGCGTTTTTTGGAGCGATTCGCCAGCACGTCGAGGTCGTGCGGGCAGAAGATCGCCATGGCCGCCGCGAAGATACGATCGTCGTGGGAATCGTCCGCGTGCTCGAGCTTTTCCTTGCCGGAGGAAGTGACGTGCACTTCAAACTCCTTCATCTCGCCAATGAGCCAAGGAGAGTTGATTTCCGCCCAGCCGTTTTGAGAAGCATGTACGAAGTTGCCGGTTAGCATCGCGCGAGTGTAGCTGAAAGTGAACCAGCCACGCTTCCCTCCGGTGAGTTTTTGACGCCGGATGCGTTTGACCGAGGAGTCGTAGCGAGCCATGCGATGGAAGTTCGAGTAGCCCATGCGCGCGAGCTGGAGTTGACAAGTGTCCCCGACCGCGGCGACTTGCTCGATGGATAGGTAAGGCTCCTTCCAGCGGGTGACGCCCGCGGTCATGTAAGTTTTATAGTACGCGGCGATCGCAAGGACGAAGGCGAATGCTTCCACGTGGTTGACATGCGAGGAAGAGAATTCCGCGCACTGAATGTCCGACTCCCCGCGCCGACCGGTCGTCCACACGGAGATCACCGTGGAATCCTGGCCTTTGCCTTCGGAGGTGTCCACGCCAATGGAGTAGGAGACGCCAGGACGCGGATGATGGAAGATCAGGAGGATGCTGTCCACGTCTTCCGGCTCGGACTCACGCAGCGTCTCAGGACGGAGAGGGATGAGTTCCCAGCGGTAAGTTTCGTTTTTGCTGGATGTGAATTTGACCGGGACGCGCTCGCGAGTACGGTCGAAATATTCAGGGGCTACTTCGTGTGACTCTTCGATCGACTGACCTGTGAGCGTGAAGCATTCGTACTCGCGCTTGCGATGAAGGTTTATGGTCGAGATGGTTTCGTGGCCGAACACGCTCTCGCTTGAACGTTGGAGAGCTTCCTCGTCGTCGCCGGCCATTTCCTGGAGGAAGACGGATTCGATGTTCTTGGCCTTAGCTTGCTCGTGCTCGACCTCCCAGAACCATTGCTGGTTGATGGGCATACGATAGTTCGCGCCGAGGTGCTTGGAGAGGAGTTTGTCGGATTTGACGTAGAGTTCCGCTTTCGCGACGTGCAAGCGAGTGTCGCGATGCGGGATCCAGTCCGGAGGAACCGGACGCATGCGCAGCCAGGTAGAAGTGGGATAGATATCCGTGCCGCAGAACCAAGGAAGGAAGCGGGAACACAGACGCGAACGATGATGCTCCCAGTTCGCCTTGGCGTGACGGTAGGTATCCGGCCACCAGCCTTTGTCGCCTTCGCCGGTGCCTTCGAGGCAGCCGAACACTCCAGGGGAAGCATGCACGGCCTTAAAGAGAGAAGATTCGATTTGGTTGACAGGATCGCTGAAGGAAGCGCACTCGGAAAGGTGATAGAGCGTAGGAGTGGTCCCACGAGCGATACCGGAAGTCTGCGCGCCGTGCTGGAAGCTGACGCCGGATGCCAGGGAGCCGAAGACCAGCATCCCGCGGTCGGATTCGACGCGCCGGGTGTGCGCCGGGACCAGCCAGGGAGGGCACATGTCATACGCAAGGAATAACATGTTGGCCATCAGGCCGGTTTTGGTTTGGTCTGCGGAGCCGATCACCGCGTTGATGCCGTAGCTGAAGATAATGCGGTGCGCGATTAGGAGTTCGATGAGCGTCGAGAGGCCGAGCTGACGCGCTTTGAGAATTATCAGCTCGATCGCCACGCGGAGTTCTTCGAGGTCCGCGATGATGTCAAAGAGAAGACGCTGCGGCACGCGGAAGCGGAAGCGCTTGATGATGTTCTCTTCCGTTTTTATATACGCGAAACGGGTTAGCCAATAGACAGCGTCGCATTGGCACAGTAATTGCTGGCTGAGGATGAATTGAGAATCGGCGAGGGATAGATTCTGCGTGGCCTTGGCGCGACCGGTATCGTCGTAGATAAATTTTCCCTCGCGAATGAGCCTCGCGTTGAAAGCGTCTACTTCTTCGACGCTAGAGTAAGAGGGAATGAAGCCGAACTCCTCAGCGGCAAGAGCCAGGCGCTCGGATACTATTTTTTCGCTGTACACTAAGGAGTCAGCTCTTCCTCTTCTCCATCCTCGTCGTGCGCGGCGATCAGCGCCGCCGCATCCTGAGCGCTGCGTCCGTGCTCTAAATCCTCATGGGGAAGCACACTTGGAATAATCAGAGAGCCCGTGTCCGCCGGGAGAGCGCGCTGGTCGTTGAAGCGATTAGCCAGGCGACGAATAGTCTGTTCAGGCGGGGGAGCTGGAATGGAAGCCGCCTGCGCGGAAGCGGAGGCGTTCTGCGTCAGCGTTATTTGAGTCTTCGCTCCGGACGGCGTAGGTACAAAGCCAGTGGCTTTGTGAAGCATCTCGACGTAGCGGACGCTGTGCTTGTCCTCGTTGTCGAGCGCGCGCTCGATGGTTGCTTCGACGACTTGCGGATGCGAGACTGCGGCCATGATGGCGCTGGATTGCATGGAGATGTTGCGGCAGGCTTCGACGATCAAGTGGAAGATGGCAAGAGGGTCGGCGGAGGCGGCGAGGCAGTACGCTTCGATGGGGATGAGATCGCGCTTGAACTTGGGAAGGGAATAGTAGAGTTCGGTGATCTGACGCGCGACAGGGGACGAGGAGCACTTGAGGTAATAGTAAGGAGAGACTGGGAGATTGCGCCGCTTGAGATTCCCGGCCAGCATCCGGAGTTGCGAGGCGATGGGAGTTAGCTGGCGCACCTTGGCGGGATCGATGCCGAGGGCTGCGTAAGCTTCGGCGCGGCGGTTGTCTGCTGGACGCATGACTTAGATTTCATCCCCGGGAATCTCTATCATCTGCGCTTCGCGCTCCTTTTGATAGCGGCGGTTGACTTCCGCGATGTCCAGCGTGCCGAACTCTGATTTGCGGGGCACGAGAGGAGCGTGCAGGTCGTCCCACTCGGATTGGTGGAGGGACGCGATTTGTTGCTGCGACGCGGCAATGGACTCTAGAGCTATAACCGCGCGCTTGATAAATGCGAGGTAGCGAAGGTCAGTGGGCCAGTTCATCCTAAACCTTGTTTACAAACCACGCCGTAGGAAGATTCAGCCGGCAGATTTCGTGCATGGCTTCCATTTCTGAGACGAAATGCCGCGCTTGCGAGCGCGTGTAGGTGACGCCGATCGAGAAAGCGGCGGAGCCGGAGAGCTGGCGAAGCCAGCAAGGTGGGATGCCCAGGAATTCTATCAGGAACGCAACGGGAGCGAGGACGGCTGACATGGCGTCACTCCTTCACTTGAGAGACATGATCGCCTTCGACGAGTTGCCACGCTTGACGCGTCATTTCGGTGGCGTCCTGAATCATCATCTCGCCAGGGCCTAGTTCCGGGAAACTGTCCTTGGGATAGATGATGGATTCCGTGGTGGTCGTGCCGTCCTGGCCGCGCACGAGGACTGGGACCGGCATGGACTCCCGGAGACGCTCAGCGTTCGGCGAAGTGATCGTGCGAGTCAGCTCCATCGCGCCGACTTCCGATTCGCTGGACGGGGCAGTGAGCGGAGCCGGTTCGATGACGGGGATGGCTTTGTTAAGACGGGTGTTGGACGTGATCGTGGTATCCGGTATGAAAGGGTTATCCACGTGGAGACGGAGAGTCAGCGTGTAGCCGACGCGGCCAAACGCAATGTGAGGACTGAGAAGGCCCTCGTTGTCCAGCAAGCGAGTAGCGTCCGCCAGGATGAGTTTCTTGAGTTCGTCGCCCGAGAGAGCGCGGTTTACGACGGCTTCTTTAGATGAGGGCATGAAGAGTCTCCTATTACTTATCTTCTATCCGGCGAGGCCCGCGCTTCTTCCCACGCGGCCATCCACGAGGGGTCCTTGCCGGGCGCTTGTCGCGGCGCCGCAGGGCGGAGGCTAGTTTGAGGTTAAATTCCTCCTGAGGCAAGGAAGGATCGTCGAGCTGGCAGCTGCGGATGGTCGGCCAGGCGATGTTGGATGCTAGAAGCTGGAGAATGCGCATGCGATAGACGTTCTCAAAACGTGTCATGTGCGTCTCAGGAGCAAGGTGCCGGCGCGCAGCCAACGTGCATCGCGGAAGCCACTTGAGCCAGCGGGCATTGATGCGCGCTAGCTGGTGACGGGAGAGAGGTGGAGGTGCAGCGTGCGCTAGGCCGTAATAGAGGGTGTCGCTAGTCGTGGTGCCCATTTTTTCTCCCAGTTGAATCGGTAAAGCAATTCTCCTTCATGCGCTGGCCAGCGCTGGCCAGCGGCAAAAGAGGCCAAGCGCGACGCGATTGGTACGCACCTCGTCAACGTACTCGATGCTTGGGAAGCACTTGGTTGCCGGTCCCATTGGACTAAGCCATTGATGACAAACCAGAAGAGTTGACGGCGGGAGGGATCATATTTATAAGCCATCTTCGGAATCCTCCTCTTCGGGAAGGATGCCGCCGTCAGATTCTACCGCCTCCTGAAGCTCGGTGAGCGGTTCGCGAAGCTCATTGAACATTTTAGCCACTTCGGCGTTGGAGATGCGGTTTATTTCCTCCTCTGCTGTCGCGAATCTGACATTTGGAGGAGGCACCAGCGATATCCTAGGTGCCGGAGTGGAAGCTGGCGGGGAAGCCAGCGCCGATGAAACTTCCTCCGGCCTTGGCGGGGGCGTCAGGCTGCGCGCACGTTCGCGGCGGGTGGTCACCCCCCTTGCGCTTGGGTTGATTATACCAGTCGCCGGAGCCTCGGTTTCAATCACTGGAGCCTGCTGCTTTCTGTCGCGACGATGCTTACCCTGCCCATGCGGTCGCGTGGGCTCACCGGTGATGCGATTTTTGCCCCAGCGCGGATTCGGCGGATCCGTCGGACGTCGAGCGTTCCCTGTCGTGGGTGGGATGCGCCACCCAGTCGAGCCGCAGCGCGGGCAGCCGCGCGGAGGGTGGTTAGGATCGTGCCCGCGCCAGTGATGCGCGCAGCGCGTACATGGACCCCAAAAGGGACGATTCTTAGGTCCAGCCGGCGGCGTAGGCGAGAGAAGCTCGAGTTGCGCGATCAGCTCGCGCATCTCTTGGTCTATTTTAAGATCCTGAGAGTGTAGCTCGCCAAGCCGGCGCACCGCGGAGACGAACTCGTCGCGGATGAGCGACGGATCGCGAGGGACGGCGACGGTGACACACTCTGTTACAGCGTTAATGTCGCCGATGACGGAGGGGATTTCGGACTCGCTCACGAGTGCCAGCTCTTCCATTGGCGGTAGTCCGCGATCAAGAGTAACGCTATGACTACCGTCCAGCCCGCGAGAAGTCCGCATAGGAATCCTTCAGCGAACGCGCTCACCGGATCTCGCTCCCCCTACAATAGCCCGGCTTGTTCCTGACGCGCGTCCACGTCCGGCATACCAGGCATTCATAAATCACGCCGATCGAGGTGAAGAAGCGCTGCCAGCGATGACGATGCTCTTTTGATTCTGCGATGCGATACATATGAGCGCACGTTCGATTCTAAGGGAGGGCGGACAGACCACGACTAAACTGCCCGCCTCCCTGTGGGGTAGTTCTCTCATCCATCCTCGGACAGCACGACTGAGGACTGGGGTGGATAGATAGCACTTCAGCCTCCTGCGTGTCAACAGGAAAATGCAGGTTATGTTCATTATCCTTATAAGTGTATGAAAATAAAAGGTATAGGTTGTATATTAAAGTTCTACATTAAAATTTACAAAAATAACATTAAAATTTACAAAAATAAAATAAAAATAAAGCCAGTGGGGAGGGCCAAAGGCGCCCCCGTCCTCGCGTCCCTTATCCCGGACAACTCAGGCGACAATGGACACGGCCGGCGCGATCGGCGCGCTAATGAACACGGGCGGCGAGGGATGGCGGTTGAGTCGCGTTACATCGCTTGTAACATTGTTACATCACGCGCGAGCACGCGCGTGCTCTCCCGGAATGGTCGCTGACAGGGCCGCTGACAGGACAATGGTCAACGGACTAGTGGCGATGGTAAGATAATGATGGCGATTCTCCTGCAACTAGATGGCCATTCCGTATGACTTCTATGTGACTTGATGTGACTTCTATGTGACTTGATGCCTAGTACTAGTACAAACTTGCGATATACCTAGTACTAGTATTACCAATCTTATTTGACATGCATTTTTCTCTTGACACGCGATTACGGAATATGGGACACTCGCAGAGTGCTGAGGAGCACGATTAAAAATGATTGACCAAATAACACTAACTAACACTCCCAGAGGATGGATAGCCGAGTTTAAAGGTCCTCATTCTCAAGAGGTCATACACCTGTTCGGCACAAACATGCTTCCTACTCCATTCACAAAGGAAGCTAGCCCAAAGACAGTAAGAGAATGCGTACAAGCACAAAACCCTAAAGTTATGGTCACACTCGCAGAGGAAAGGACGGATTCTCAATGCTAACTAACAATACCCCGCTCACCAATGAACAGATTCAACGCTATGCCCCTGCAGCATTCGCTGGTCAACCATGGGATAGACAGTCAGAGAGATATACCTTCGTGCCTACATCCGCTGTAATCGACGGGATGCGCGCGAATAACTTCTTTCCGGTCAAAGCGAGCCAGTCTCGCACGCGAATCGCTGGGAAGGAATTCTTCACCAAGCATATGATTCGCTTTCGGGCCGGAGACGTACAGCTGTCTGCGGTGGGAGACAGTGTATTAGAGATGGTACTGGTCAATTCCCACGATGGCTCTTCTGCATATGAACTGTCCGCTGGCGTGTTTCGTCTCGCGTGCCTGAACGGAATGATGGTAGCGGAGAGCTTGCTTGAAGCTATCCACGTTCGCCATACCGGGAACATTCTAGAGGAAGTGATTGAGGGTAGCCAGAAATTGCTTGCGAACGGCCCGGTCGTGAGTGACACGATTAAGGCGTGGAAAGGGATTACGCTCGATTCCCGGGAGCAATTGGCGCTAGCAGAATCCGCGCATGCTCTAAGGTTCGAAGAGGATGCCGCAGTGCGGCCCGTTCAGCTGTTGACCGCGCGGCGTCACAATGATGCGGGTACGGACCTATGGTCCACATTCAATCGCGTGCAAGAGAATACCGTGCGCGGGGGGATCCGCTACGTAGACGCAGAGAATCATCGAAGAAACCGCACGCGGGAAGTCAAGGGTATTTCTGAGAATGTCAAACTGAACCGTGCTCTTTGGATGCTGGCTGAAAAGATGGCGCAGTTGAAAGCATAGGCCGAAACAAGGGGGGGGGAGCGACGAGCGAGTCTTTCCCCCTCTCCCTTGTGCGCATGCTGGGCCTTATGGGGGCAGTGAACTGAAACTGAAGAGGTGCAATCGTGACAATCAAAGAAGCGATGCAAACTGTCGAATCTGACAAGAAAGTACTTGTTCAAGCTTTGTCTGACCTTGGCACAGTTCAAGCTATTTACGCGTTAGGTGAGAGTGAAAAGGCCATTGACTTATACGGCGCCACTCGGAGCCGTGTGCATCTTGCAATGATGTCTTTTCCCGTCCTCTATCAATCAGCAATTGAGGCGAGGAAAGGAAGAACACTTAAATGAACACACCGTGGGGAAAGTCAGATTCAAAGATTACTATCACGCGCGGGATATCTTGGGTAGGCACAGCCTCTCACGGGGGGCTCGCAATTACACCCCTCGCGGCACTCCAATATTTATCAACACCGGCGGTAGCGCGTGCAACCAAGTATGGGAATTACTACTTCTTCGAGGAAGACTGCGATTACGCTATTGCGTTTCTCGAACTGCACGCTCTTCTTGCATCTACATCGGTACTTGAGTTTTCAATTAACGTCCCTACTAAGGAAGCACTCATAAACTCTCTATCTCGATGGCACGCGGATTATTTAATAGAGCGTGGTGTTGAGCCAGAGGCGGAAGGATTACGCTGGTTCAATGAGAACCGCAAGAGTGACTCCATGCGGGCCGATAGGTCTCCTGACCTAATTGTCTCCGCATCTGGTGACTGGAAGACCGGGGTCCCCAAAGGCATGGTGGAAGTTACTACCGCCGATGGTAAGACGCACCTTGTGTGGGCCCAAGATTACGCCAAGCGCAATACAAACCTAACTCTGCTTTCTAGCTTCGATAGTGTGCCCAAGCCTGAAATCAAGGCGCGCACTTGGGAAGATAGAGTTCGCGCACTCGAATCCGAAGGGTTAACGCGCAGTGATGCACAAGCGGCCATTGACGCAGAAGATAGCAAAGGAGAACTACAATGAAACTCAAGACAGATAAGTTACTCGTGAGCGTCTACGCGCGCCATGGAGATATGTGCGGTCTCGCGGATTCCTACGGACACCACGATTCGCTTGGCTGCGCGACGGGGCTCAAGGAATGGGATTACGTGCTGGTCGCCAAGTTCGCGTACCTGCAGGAAGCGATCGAGTACTGCCAAGAAGCTAGCGCGCGCGGGGTGCGCGTGCGACTGGTATCGCGGATTGCGGGCGGGGCCGCCCCGTATGTGAGCGACTATCCCAAAGGGAACGTGGGTAGCGCTTTGGATGCAGTGCATGGTCAGTATGCCGCGGATTCTAAACTCTGAAAGGGTCTGAAAGGGAGAAAACAAATGGAACGGACATCAAAAGAAGCCAAGGTAAACGTAAAGCAGGTAACGGCGGCAGTTGAGTCAGGAGAGTCTCTGGGATTCTGTCTCGCCTGCGGGGCGGAAGCTCATGGCGTCGAGCCCGACGCCAGGAAGTATTTGTGCGAGAACTGTGGCGAGCGAAGGGTGTTTGGAGCGGAGGAATTGCTGATGATGCTGGCCTAGCGTTTCACACTCTGCTCTAGTGACAGTGAGCAGAATGGGACACGCTCCCAGGAGATAAGAATCACCATGAGACTAGCAAGCATAGGGCGGTACGCGACTGGTAAAAAGCTCAAGACCATCGTTCTGGTCATGGAAGGCGGGATAGTGCAATGCGTGTCTGGTATCCCGCCCGGCGTTCGCGTGGAGGTACGCGACTATGACCCTGATTGCCAGGATGAAGAGCATCCGAGGATGGTCAAGGATAAAGCTGGGAGACTTGTACTTTGTGAGTTACTGGACCGCTGGGGGCAATCAGAACGGAAAGAGGAAGGCATGAGATCGGACATAAGCGTACGTGTAAATTACCGGGAGTTCTCCACCATGCTGGCAGCGCTGCGCTTCTGGCAGAGCAAGATCGGGCCAAATCGCCTGCCAGCACAAGCGCGAGCGGAGTACGATTTTGGAGCGTACTTTGAGGACGGCGTAGAATTTTCTGCGCTGTCAGCTGAGGAGATAGACGCGCTGTG